CTAAGCCACTCGCAGCTGCGCCAGTGGCGACAGTTTTAGCGCGCTGGCCAAGTGATCCGGCGACAGGTGCGAATAGCGCATTGTCATCTTGATATCACCATGCCCGAGGATGCGTTGCAGGGTGAGAATATCCCCGCCTCCCATCATGAAATGACTGGCAAACGTGTGCCGAAGGATATGCGTGAGCTGCCCCGGCGTGCTGAAACCACAGCGGTCATAAGCGCCCCGGAAAGCAGCGCGACATGACATGAAGAGTCGCCCCTGCCCCGGCATACCCTGCTCCAGGATCAACGCTTCGACATCCTCAGGAATGGGAATCGAGCGGCTTCGGCTGTTCTTCGTCTTGTGAAAGTGCACCTTGCCACCGAACACATCCGAACGGCGCAACGTCTCAGCCTCATTCCACCGACAACCTGTCGAAGCGCAGATCAGCGCTACCGGATAGCAGTGCGTGTTCATGCTCGCTTTGCATTCATCCAGCACCCGCTGGACCTGCTCCAAACTCAAGAACGTCAGCTCAACCTGATCAGTGCGGATCTGCCGGATCGCCGCCAGAGGATTGGACCCGTACCACGCCCCTAGCCTACCCAGCTCCGAAAACACCGCTGCCAGATAGCGCTGTTCGTGATTGACCGTATGAGGCGACACCACCTTCAGTCGTTCACTGCGATAGTGCGACCAGGCCAACGCATCGAATTCCCCCGCCAGCGGATCGCCTAGACGCTCGACGACAGCCAGGGTACGCGACAGCCTCGCCTTCGCATCCTTGAGCGTGCAGCCATGCAATTGGTGCCACAGTCGAACCAGATCGGAGAGACGATCATCGAGCGGCCTACCGGTTTGAGACCGCTGCCTCAGGTAGTCCGCTTCGTAGCGCAGCGCTGCGGACTTCGTTGCGAATCCGTATTTCCTGACGCGCTTGCGACCATAGTAGAAATCGGCCATCCAGCCATCGCTGTGCTTCCTGGCGGTCATACTGCCCTACCCCACCGCACAGTACGTTCGGCCAAGAGCTTCTGGACGTGCTTGTAGATATCGCGCTCAGTCTTTCCTTTGTCGGCGTAATGATCTCGGATTACCGGCCAGCACTCCCACTCCCGGAGGCTGGCGAACGCCTTTTCCGCGCCGATCCGCTCCCTTGAAACCAAGCTGATGAAGTTGCCCAGGAACAGTTCGACGTTCTTGCCACTAAAGCCCTTGGAGGTCTTGAAGTGGCGTTTGTAGTAGGTCTGGCCGAGCAGTGATTCGACCGGGACGGAGACGTGCACGTCATGGCGCATCAGGGTCCAGAAGGCATCGAATACGCCCTTGCTCGAGCACAGGCGGAAGGACTCCAACCCGTACTGGAACAGCCCGTCGAGGTGGCCGGCGAGTTCGGCATAGGTGGAGCTTTCCAGCACACGGCCAGCGCATTCGGAGCCGTCAGCGAATTGCTGGACGATGGAGTGATGAAAGCGCAGTTCAATCCGCCAAACAGGGGCGTCAGGGTCGTAGTTCTGCGAGTCTTCGGCGTCGAATGGGTTGTCCAGGCTGGCCCAGGTGGTGCGCCAGTAGTCGAGCTTGTCGATGGCATACGCTTGCAGGGTTTTGTTGTAGATCGCCAGTTGGATGCCAGAGGCAGAACCGAACAGGAAGGATTGCCCACGGCCGTAGCTGACAGCTTCCCCGTCGTAGTGGATTTCCTTGATGCCCGAGAGGTCGCGGCGCGTTCGGGCGCGGCACAGCAGGCGGACGATCAGATCCGAGGGGGGCGTCCAGCCTTGCACGTCCAAGGCGAGGTGCACGGCGCATTGGTTGGGCTCGACGAACTCCAGGGCTTCGGTCGCGAAGCGGTCCATCCACTCTTGCAGCACGGCGGGCGTGCAGGACTGGATAGCGTGCGGGCTCACTTCGATCTTCATGTGGGCGCCGATCACATCAATCTTCACGTTGAAGTTCTTCAGCAGCAGAACGAAGCCGAGGTCGGCATTTTGCAGCTTGAACTGGTAGCCCGAATCACGGCCAACGCGTCCGGCGTGCCACTGGTGACCGGCGAACTCGACGAGACCCGGTTCTTCGACCAGGGCGAGCACATCGGGGCGGATACGACCCCGGTAGAGCTGGCGGACGGTATCCACGCGACAGCCAAGGAGACGGACATTCGAAAGATCAGTGAGCCGGGACGTTCTCGGATCAACAAACAGACGGCCATGAGCTGAAGGTTCAGCGGTAAGGCCATCCAGACGCATTTGATCAACTGCCTTATTCAAGGTCTTTCCCCAATACAGTGGTGCAACAAGGTTACAAAAAGCGGTTTATAAGACGTGCTACAGGGACGTCCCCTGCGCGCCCCTTTCGCGCGCCCGCTCGTACCTCGCTCGGCGAGCGAAAGGGGCTTCACCACGCGCAGGCATCACCATAGGAACTTCCCTTTTTCGTAGGGGACCTGCGTCAGGCGCGGTGCGATGACGGTGGGCTGCGAGCGTTCGCTGGGCGTGAACGAAGGCTGGCCGGGTGACTGCGGCGGGATCTGCGCCGTGAGTTGGCCCCGATCGGGAATGGTCGGATCGAAATAGCCGTCCTGGGCAACGCTCATGCAGAAGTCGAAGGCGGTCTGTATTTTCGTGACCTGCTGGCTGTAGCACTGACAGGCCGTGCCGTTTCGAACGGTGGAAGCGGGCCGCTTGGCGACTAGCGCGGGATCCGTCGTGGAGACGCAGTAGAGTTTGGGATGCGAGACCGGCGCGGAGAGTCCGTCATAGATAGGCGCGGTAGAGGGCACGTCAGGAATGCGCGGTAATCGTTTGGCGAAGTACTGTGCAGGCGTTTGCACCGCCTCGGCCTGGGACGTACCACCCACCGGATTGATCAGCGAGCTGACCGCCGATTGCACCTTCTGTGCGGCGCTGGCATCTGCCGCGCGAGGCGAACTAGGCGCCGCTGGTTGCGTACCCTCCAGGTAACGCGAATACGCCCTGAAGACGACGAAGGGCACAACGATCAGCACGGCGCAGGCGATCAGGAATTTCTTCGAGGGTTTGAACTTGAAGTGGTGTTCGGCATTGGTTGAGCGATAGACGCCGAAGTATTTCTTGTCGAGCTTGATGTGGGTCTTGTCGCTGTCCTTGAAGCTGGTCTTGACCTCGACCTTTTCCACCACTGCCTCGCTTTCGAAGCGCAGCAATTGCTGGGACTTGAACACCCGCCAGTAGTGGATATGCCCATTGCAGAGGCGCCTAAGGTGCACGTCGATGTAGCGCGGATCCTGGGTAACCAGATGCACTTCGTGCCCATGATGGCGCATGGTTTCGAAGCGGCTGACGTACTCCGGGGGCTTCTGACGCGGGTCACGGATGCCGAACCAGCCCTGCGCCTCATCCACGACGATGATGGCGTTCTCCGGCAGCTCGAACCACTTGTGCGGATCCTCGAACTCGAACCATGACGCTTTGAGCAACTCAGGCTTGAGGCCGGCAACATTGTGGAAGTAGACAACACGGCCTTCCTTGAGGGCCTTTTCATCGACTTCCCGGATGGTGTTCAGGGTCTTGCCATGGCCGGGTTTACCGGTGCGGATATAGAGCATGGTTCAGTCCTCAAGCCTCTATCGAAGTGCCACCCGGTGCCCGCCAGACCTGTGCCCGTTTGCGGTCCTGAAGCTTGTTCAGGCCGGACAACACCATGCGCGTGGTAATGGCGGAGAAGTAGATGTTGATGGCGACGTCGATCTTGGCCAGGCCGAGGATCTGCTGGACGACCGCACCGGCCCCGCTCATTTGCGAGACGATGTAGTTCATGGCCTGATCGATGATCAGGTTCGAGCCGAGGTAGGAAACGAAACCGATGCCGATGGCCTTCATGACCATCTGGATAAGTGGCATCAGGATCATGATCAGCAGTTGAACGCCGTAGAGAAATTGCATCATTCACCTCCAAAGGCGCGGCCGACGTAGAGCGCGCCGAAAACAGTGGCGACGATCACGATCAGGTAGCTCAGATCGGATGCGAGGCTGCACAGGGGGTCGTAACTGATGGCGAACGTGCGTCCGCCACCGGTGCTCAGGGAAAAGGTTTTGGCGGTCGGGCAGCTCGAGGGGAGGAAGCGGGTTTTGCCTTCGATGAAGCTGGGCACCCGAACCTCATCGTCGGCACCCGGCTTGAATTTGTCGCCCTGCAGCTCGGCCTTGATCTGGTTCTTGTACTTGCCGTAGTCGTCCTGATCTTCGGTATGGCAGCGCAGCGCCTTTTCCTGGCGCAACGTGGCGCACTGCACAGCGTCGCCGGAACACTTAAGGTCGGAGCCGCACGCATCGCCGGATACGCTAGGCTTGTCATCGCCGCCGTCATCGCCTTCACCACTGCCTGTGCCACCATCCCCGCCACCAGAGCCGGATCCATCACCAGAGCCGGAGCCGGAGCCGTCACCAGAACCACCACCACTACCACCGCCAGAGCCTCCACCGCCGTTGCCGCCGTCATCATCACCGCCGTCATCGCCGTTGCCGCCATCACCGGGGTTATCAGGGTTGCTGGGCGTGCAAACCTCGCCGGTGGAGGGGTCGCAGACGTGAGGCGGATTCGGAACGCAGACAGACCCACTCCAGGAGTAGCCCTCGCCGCATGAATCCTGATGAGGATTCGGGTCCTGCCCGGCTCCAGGGCCACCAAGCGACGGTGTTCCTGTGTTGCCCTTCTCACCGGTGAAAGTGCCGATGCCCTGGCAATATCCAACGTTCGAACCATCATTCGCAGGCGAGCACGTAAACGACGAGATACTTACTTGGCACCCTTCAATATTGCCTGTATCGCCAATGCCGCTTTGATTGCCGTTTGTTAGATATCCAGTTACAGACAAGCCCCAACTAACGGATTCACCAGCCTTAGATGCGCACATGTTCGGAGCTGGAACACATTCGCCGGTTGCATCGTTATATGTGTCGTCAGCATTAGGGCAATTAGTGCCGGAGCGGCCAACAACCCATTCACCTCGCCCGTCAGGGAACTTGCAATAGAACGTCCCGTTAGGCTGTTTGACCGCGCTAACAGTCTGCCCAACTTGCGCAGAAACAGCGGCACAAGCAGCAGCGGGAGATGCGCCAGCACCCCAAACAGTACCGTTAAGAACGGCCTTCCACACATAGTTATCAGCGAATGAAGACGTAGAAAATAAAAGAACAAGTGCAAGAAGGATCGCCTGCATATTAGACCCGCCCAAAGAACAAGAGATAAAAGGCGAGTGAAGTCAGAATCAGAACGTAAACTTGATAACTCATGGCGATATCCAGAAAAAGAAAACCCCGCCGGAGCGGGGTCTACTTGCTTCGGCACGTATGAGGTGCAGGAACGGATGGCGTCACAGGGCGCGGCGCATGTACTTGAACGCCACGGCCGCCACGATCACGGCGAAAACCGCCCAGCCGATGGTGCCGACGTCGGTCTTGGCAGTATCGAGCGCCCCCGTGGCATCGGCCGGAACAGCGGCATGTACTTGCGCGGCCAGCGCCAGGGAGCCGGCAGACACACCTGCAGCGAGACGACCAGCGCGCCGGCCGTAGGTGTAGGCGGCGTTTTTCAGTTGGGTTTGGAGTTGTTTCATTGCGGTATACCTCGAATCAAAGGAGTTTTTTCAGGACCAGAAAACCGAACACGATGGCGAACAACGTGATGATGTCGCCGCGTAACTCGGCCACTTCGTCCCAACTAAGCGCAGTCCCGAATTGGGTCTGCATTTCCTCGCCGGTGATGCTTTGCAGCGTGCCCGCGCAGATGGATTCACCACCGGCACCGACCTGCCACGAGCCGTCACAGGCGAGGAAATTCATGCGCACGCCCCGTGAGGCAGTGCGGCGATAATCGGAGTGGAGCTTTCCCAGCAGTCAGGGCAGACGGTGAAGTGAGGCGGCACCCTCATATCGGGCAACAAGTCAGATTGCGGAGCCGGTTGGCTATACAACTTGCCCATCGAAGCCCCGCAGCAGTTGCAGTACACCGCGTCGAGAAAGATCACCGTCCACCCTCCTGTCAGGACTTGGCCGCGTCGCTGGCGGGTGCCTGCGGGTTGGCGCGGTTCGGTTGCTGACGCGGGGCGGGTTCGTCGTGGACGATGGCGACGATGACCTGTTTGTTTTCGATCCGGCCGTATTGGTCGCGGGTCGGGCGCACGGCGGTTTCGAACTTCATCTTCACCGGGCCTTGGTCGAAGTTGATTTGCTCGAGTACGGCCGGGTCGCAGTTGTAGCCGGTGAATTCGAAGCCACGGGCGTTGGGACGCTCTTTCGAGCCCTTCGGAATCGGCGAGAAGCCTTGCAGGCTGGCAAACACTTCGCCGGTGTCTTTCTTGGCGTACCAGTCGCTTTGAACGACGAGAATTTCCAGGGTGGCTTTTGCAGTCGGAATATCGAACATCATGGTTTCGTACCTCGGTTTAATGCGCTTGGTTGCGCGGTCGGTTAATTAGCCGTGAACTTTTCTGGCGAAATTTGGCGTGAGGAATCCCCCGCCCTTAACTCGGGCCGTTTCAAAGTTGCTGGCTGTCTTGCGTTACTTCGGTTGTTCCGGCGCGGCCGGTTGTTCTTTCACACCAAGGGCTTTGCCCTTGTCATCCCACTCTTGCCGCCGAGGGCTCAGGAGCGCGGGGCGGTGGAGCTGCCCCACTCTCCAGAGCTGAGGCTGTATCGGGTCGGGGTGGGTCAAGGGTTCGCTTCGCCCGGCGCTCCGTTCGACTGGACGATGAAGCCTGTCCAGACGAGCCGGTACGGCGGCCCCTGACCTCATCGGGCTTGGGGGCGCCTTCACCAGGGAGCAGCAGCACCAGCAGCCAACCCGTGAACGCCAGGGCAAAAAAGAGCGGGTCGGGGATTTCGATTGGTGGCATGAGCTAATTCTCGACATCCGTTGATGCCCTGCTACCGGCAGGGCGGCGGGTTAGTAGCGGGCGGGCTGCGGAAACGGGAAATCGATCAGGTCGGAAATATCAAAGCGGTCGCTACCGCCGCCGAAGTAAGTGACGAAGAACCCTTCTTGCATGTGGCAAGTGACATCCACGATGCGGTGTTCGCCACTGCTGGCAACGATCACGTCACCCTGCACCAGACCGCTCGCTTCTTTGCCTGTAATCATGCGTTCCATATCCTTTCCTCTTGAGTGGTTGCCGGCAGGGCGGTGGGTTCAGGACTCACGGCTCCAACTCGAACGGCTCGTGCACCGGAACGAAAGGCGTCGGCTTGCCGCTGTCGTAAACAACGTTCCAGAACTTCGGGGGACGCTTGGACGGCGTGTGTTTGGCGCAGAACGAGGCCGTCTGGCAGTACCACCGGCCATCGACCTGATACGGCTCGCCACGGGGCGTGCAGTCGGGACAGGGTGTGGACGGGGAGGCGGCGTGGTGCCGAAAAGCGGCTTTTGACCAGCACACAGAGCAGGAGCAGTCCGGTGCGTGGGTGATCCGCAGATAGCTGACGAGGGTGACCATAGGTCATGCCCCTCCCTGGCTTATCGGAGTGCACGTAGATCATGCCGAGCGCTCCTGTGAAACCAACGCGGGCGCGGTGGTTAAGGTCTCAGCCGGTTGTTCCTGGGCGAAGCTCGCCGTAAGGCGGAAAACCAGTTCGGCATTTATGGATCGGTGAGCCAGCCATGCGGCTTTCTCGACCTGGGTGCGGAGTTCCGCTGGCATGCGCAGCTTGAACTGGTGGTCTGCCCTACTCATCGGAGTAATCCCCCGCGCAGAACACCGTTTTGCCCCGGTCGAGGTCACGACGGAGGCGGTGCAGGTTGATGACGCGGCGGCGGCCGATCTTCACGGTCGGGACGGTGTGCGACTCGACCCAGCCGCGCACAACGTCAGGCGTTACGTCGTCGATGCCGATCATTTCGGCCAGGACTATTTGCGAACAGAACGGTGCATCCCTGAAATCGGTAACCCGCTCTGCGTTTCCCTCTACGGTGAGCCCTACTACACCAGACTGCTCCATGGTTTTGTCCTATACTCGTCCAAAAATTCGACCCAGATACTTGAGTCAACATACTTGAACAAAGCATATGAATCGCACCCTCAAAATTCAAACTATTTGATCAAAATACTTATACAAAATGGGCACAATAAACGAGCGTGTTAGAACGGTTGCCTCTATGGCTGGCATGGATCGGCTGGTGAGGGAGACACCGATAGGCTCGAATCGGTGGAGGACGGTGCTCTATAACAAGGACGTGCGAATCAGTACGGATGAAATTGAAGCGTTAGGCGCCTTGTATCCGAGTTATCGATGGTGGATGGTCAGCGGCGAGATAGCCCCGGAGATAGGCCAGACGAGCCCTGAATTCGACGAAGCCAACCGAAACTTGGCCAATCCAAACGCGAGATAGCGATCACCCAGGAAGTAGCTAGGCGCTGGTACGCCCGAGTTGGCAAGAATTGAATATGGGCCAGATACCGAGAGAGTCGATAGCTGGCCTCTAAGTCGATAGCGGAACGATCTAGCGATTGAAGTAGCCGTGAATATTTCTAGCTGCGTCATAATGTTCACGAAGCTTTAATAGAAGATTCCTCATCTCCTCAGGCCCCCAAACTTTTTGCTTTCTGTCTTGAAAAACAGGGATCCCTTGTATATTGGTTGTTCGTGCATGTGCGAATTCGATTCTATGTTGATTGATCTCGTCTGCAAATCTAGAGATCACTTGATGGCAGTTAAGGCTAAGATTACTACCGTCTTCGTCAAGTAGCTTTAGAAGGAAGTCTACTTTAACGCGTAAGTTTAATTTTTTAACGATTTTTTCGGTAGACATTGTCTTTAAACGAGGTATGTTGACGTTTTGAAGTTCATCTATATATTCTTGAAGTGATTCTTCCGCCATGAGTCTTATTTCGTCTATCGAAGGACTACCCTTGGATCTAACTATGGCGTTGATAGTGTCTTCAAAAAGCCCCTCGAGCTCCCCAACAGATCCAACAACAAGACCCCTCATATAGTTGGGATGAACAACACGCCTTATGGCGTTCTGAGCTAATGAAAAGACTTCATGAGCAAGGGAGTGGCGTTGCATACAATAAACCCCATCGACTTTTTGCTCGTAAAGTTTCTTGCGGAGTTCTTCATCTGGAGCAGAACTATAAAAGGCCATATCGCCATAGGTTTGGCTTCTGATACGTTTAGTAAGTATATGTCCATACTTACCTTTTCCTGCGCCTAGATCATAATCAACCATTATGAGGTCATATGGAGAGTGCTTTCTGAGAGAGTCTGTAAGCGACTGCACACTTTCATCATCGAATTTATCGAACCAGGTTATGTTCGCATGTAGGCCGACACTATAAAGGCGACCTTCGAGGTTCTTGACAACACCACTTAATTCTTCTTTTTGGTCATCAAGCCAGAGTATGCAGTAAGTTGCGTCCAT